TCGCCCTTTAGGCCCTTAACATACCAAGCACGGCCCCGGCGTCCAACGTGGTGGCCTTCATCCTTGGCTGCCTCAGCGACCATGTCCGCATTGGCGGTGCTCTTGTCAGAGTAGGCCTGAGCCTCCTCAGCGCGCCCGAGGCATCGCTTATAGGTCTCGATGTACTCAGGGATGACCTTGCCTGCGATCTGCTTGGCGATCGCCTTGGGCGCCCGATCCTGGGCCGCTGTAGTCGTCGGCCTGCTGGCTCGAGGGCTGAACAGGTTGCTCGGGTCGATGACCTCCGTCTTGCCGTTCTCGTCGGTGTAGGTTGGCCAGCCGCTCGCCCGGAACTCCCACCGATCATTGCTGCCGTAGCCGTCACGCTCGCACATGATCTCGATGGGCCCCTCCTGAATCAGCGCCGAGATGGCGATGTATCGAGGCGAATAGTCGCAGTCGTCTGGTATAGGCTGGATCTCGAACTCGGTGACGTCACCCAGATCGAGGGCGTTCAGCTCCTCGACGATCAGGTGAAGCCGCCCGAGGGACTTCTGGTACTTGGTTGCATCTCTTTGTTGGTACTCGTTCATGGTCTTTCCTCGCGTTGTAGTAGTGAGTATTGGTTGGGTGTCAGGGCTCGGTCGATCTGGTTCTTGATACGGTCAGCCATGGCCCTGACATGGTTGGGCTGCCCTTTGGTCCTGCAATGATTCCGCGCGACGTTGCTGCTGTCGGCTGAATCAAAGCGGGGGAACTTGTGGAATTTTCCGAGGCCACGCATAACGTGGACCCACGGCCGGCGCCCGGTCGCCAGCTCGACGCCGTCGATGAATGCGCTGGCCTTGCGAGCTCTGGCATAGAACTCTGGCCAGTGCTTCTGAATGTCGTGCTCCTCGCAGGAGCCGATCGCGATAAAATTGAACAGCAGAGCTGCGGTCTTGAGCTGCTCCATGCTGTCGGCGGTGTGCCAGACAAACATGGTCCGCTCGGGGTAGCTGGCCAGCCCTCCTCGGATCGCCCTCGAGGCCAGCATCAGGTTCTCGGCCTCGGTGCCGGCGATCTTGTCAGGGATGACGGCGACGGCGTTGGGGTAGAGATCCTGCGCCGCGTTGGCCCAGTCCCAGAATCCCTGCTCGTCGAATTCGCGCCCCTGCTTCCATGTCGTAAAGGCGCCATTATCCAGCAGCAGGATGCCGGTCTCAGGGACCAGCGGCCCAACATCGTGGAGCTGCTCCGGGTAGGCATAGCTCACGCAAAAGGACTCGCCTCGCAACTGCTCGAGGTGGCGCTTCGGCGTAATAGGTGTTCCGTGTATCAGTCTCATAATTTTGGGTCCCGCATTGAATAATTCCCTCCGAGGCGCCTGACCCTGGGCCAAGCGACTCGAAGCGATCACTCGATGATCGTCACATCCTCCTGTTTTTTCAGGTACGGCAGGACCTTGTCCTCGCCGCCGCAGCGGTACAGCTTTTGCACGATTTCATCGTGCCGCTTCTGCCACTCGGGGTAGGTCCGATCGCCGGCCTCGACGCGGTACTTGGCGATCGTCCGCTGCGCCCACTTCCTCGACTGGTAGCCGGCGATGACCTCGGAGTGTCCGACCGAGTGCGTGATGACTGTCAGCCCCGGCCCGGTCATGTCAGCATGTCCAGCGGGATGTCCTGACCGGCCCAGTCGCCGTAGATGTCGTAGTCGCTGCAGCCGTGCTTGCAATGATCCATGTAGTCCGCGAACGAATCGTAGATGTCGAAGCCGCCAGCCAGATGGATCGCCGCCAGACGGTGCCCTCCTCGGTTCTCGGGTTGTGGGCTGTAGTGCTTGAGCCAGTGCTGAGCGTGGGTCTTGAGGTAGCCGACAGTCAGGTCCTTGGCCGCAATGTAGTCAGGGCCTCCCAGATCGTCGTTGCGCTCGCCAGTCTCGTCGAGGGAGATGATCTCCACGCCTCGGCCTACGATGTGGCAGCCTCGGCAGTCCCGCTCTGCGTCGGCTTTGACCTCGACGCACTGGGCCCGGTAGTTCTTGATCGCAGCACTTACGCTGCTCGGGTTTTTGATGTTCTCAGTCATGCTATTTCCTCGCGTTGGTGTTGAATAGATCCGCTTGCTTGGGGCTCAAGATCTCCTCGAGCGAGCGGTTGTGGAACATGGTGTAGCCAGTCTTATGCTCGAGGTCGATGTACCTCTGAGCGAGCTCTGGGTTGGCCTTGGCGGCATTTCTGAGGTCGCCGTGGCAGCCCATGATGCAGAACATACAGCTCAGCCGCTTGTTGCCCTTGTCGTAGGCGTGAAAGCGTTTCTGGCCTGCTGTGGTGATCTGGCTGAATACCTCGGCCTCGGTCCAGTGATGGATCGGCGCCCAGTCGTGGACGGTGCGGCCGGCGAGGCTCAGCTTCTTGTTCAGCTTCCAGACCGGCCGCTTGGCTCGGGCGCTGGACTCCTCGGCCCGGAGGCCCATCGCGTTGATCGCCAGCAGCGAGCCGCGGCGCTTCATCTCGGCCTTTATAAATTTGTGGATAGGGCCCCGCTTGAGTGCTGCGGTGCAGGGTCGGTACTGCGGTGATGGCCAGCTCGGAACTTCCGGGCGGCTGATAAATTTACGCTCCACCAGCTCAATGAAGTCGTAGGAATTGCGGACTACGTTCAGCTTGTGGTCGTCGATGTTGGCCTCGATGTGCTCGACTACGCCAGACCACTCGACCTCGCCCAGATTGGCGTGGACGACGATGATCTGGGCAGCCGGCACAAAGGCCCGGAGATGTGCGTACATGGCCTGCGAGTCCTTGCCTCCCGAATGGGAGACAAAGACCAGCGCGCCATCGTTGATCGCCTGAACGGCGTCGTTGTGACTCATGCGAACAGCTCCATCTGCAGGACCGTGGCCTTGGCCGTCAGCTTGGCAGCGATGCCGCCCCACTGGTCAGCCATGGCGTTGGCGAAGCCGGCAAAGAACTTGCTCCGCTTGTGGCCTCGATCGGCGCTCGGCCCCATGCGATCGGCGCCGCAGGGTGACTGGTTGGCCCATCGTTTGACCGGCTTGCCCTTGTAGATCTCGTCCCGGCCCTCGACAAAGTCAGCCGGATCTGCGACCAGCTCGGGGAGCTCCCGGCGCCAGAGGTAGGTCTCTTTGCTGTGGTCGTGGCCGAAGCGATACGGCTGCACCATCTGGCTCTCGAATCCCGGCAGGACGCCGGCTGTGCCGATGCAGCTCTTGGGGTTCTCGACGCACATCTTGTCGATCGGCGCCTCGCCCAGATCCCTGACAAATTCCAGCGCCAGCAGGCGGTTGGCTTCTCGGGTCCGCTCCGGGTCGTGCTTGGGTTGGCAGCGCCAGAGCTGGCAGGCTGCGATGAATGTGCAGGGCGGGTGCATGATGGCTATGTGCCAGCCATCGGTCAGGACGTCGCGGACGTCGCCCTGATAGTGTGGGCCCGGTGACTCGGTCGGCAGAACGTCGCAGGACATCACAGAATGACCTCTCGCGGCGAATGCGTCCCTGACTGTGCCACTGAACTCGCAGCCGATCAGGATGCGACTCAGGCGAAATGACGAGTCCTTGGCGCGTTGCCAAGCGTCCTCGATCTCGGGAGCAAAGTCGGACCAGCTCCAGTCGCCTCCGGTGAAGTCCTGCAGACCTCCCCACTGACAGTTTATTGCTTCGGCCATCAGGTCGTTGGCGTCACAGAAATCGTGAACGTGGTCAACCTGGGCCTCGAGCTCCTCGGCGTTGCGATCTCGGATCGCTTTCAGCTCTGCCTCGGAGTGCGCCGCTCGAACGGCCGCGGAAAAGTCCGCGGCCAGACGAGTGACATCGAGCCGGTGAAGGCGCTCGATCATGCCAGTTGCTCCCGCACCAGAGCATTGTCGCGGCGCTCCAGCTCGGCTTTCATGGCCACCTTGAGGTCTGCCTGATAATTCGGCAGGGCCCGGTAGCCGTGGTCGTGCATGGTCAGCTCGACCGGCGATCCGAGAGCAGCGTGAACCGCGCTGACGTTCATCAGCTTGAACTCAATCGAGCCCCGGTTGCGGTTGCTCAGCGCCTCGGGGTGCTTGCCCTCGTCGCTGAACTGGTAGGTGCGGATCATGCCCGCCTTGTTGTAGCTGCAGGGCGCCAGTGCGCATTGCAGCATGTCGAAATACAGCCGTATTACAGCCGCGTTTTCAGTGTCGTTCCATGGTGGTGATCTCATAACTTTCCTCGCGTTTAACAGGTTCTCAGGTCGGCAGCATTGCCGCCTGAGGCTTGCAGTTTTGCGGCCTGCTCGAGGCAGCGAGCAGGGTCAGCGATGACCTTGCCGTTGCTGTCGCAGACATTGTGCATTCTCGCCCAGTGATTCCAAGCGAACGACCGGCCGAGGCCGACCGTGGTACTCGTAGATGGCCACCGCTGGCCGGAGCCGATCAGCTCCATAAAGCCGGCGCCCATCTCAATCTCGTCGAATCTGGTGTGGTGTCCTGTCATGGCCGTGACCTCCATCTCGAGAGCCTTCTCGAACAGGTCAGGGTGTGTGCCGGCCAGCCACCAGAGCTCCCATTTCTGGGATGCAGGGCAGAAGTAGCAGGCGCTCTTGATCGGTACAGGCAGCCCCTCGTCGAGGATCAGGGCGATGCACTCGCCTCGAGCCATGCCGAGCTGCTGCAGCGGATAGCGGTAGTCGAAATGCGCGTCGGTCTCCTTGAGTTTCTTGGAGCGGCGCAGGTCAGCGGGTCCCGCATCGTAACCTATGAGTTTCACAGGCTTGATCCCGCGCCGCTGACAGTCGAGCCAGATCGGATGCGGGTCCCGCTTGTTCGGTCCAGACATGCAGCCCCGGAGGTACTGGTCCTGCGGTCCCTGCTTCCACTTGATGCTGCAGGACTTCATGCCGAAGGCCAGCGATGGCAGGGTCTCGTTGTCTGTGCAGTTGCCGGTCAGCGTCGTGTAGCCTGTACTCGGCAGCGTTGCTTTCTTGCATGTGACGACCTCGGGGAAACCGACAGACCTGCACCATTCGCTCATGGTCTTGACCATGGCGTAGGTCTCAGGCTTCTCGGCGCCGACATCGGCAAACGTGATTAGGTCCGGGGTGATTCCTGCCCGGTGCAGGGCTATCAGCATGGCGGTCGAGTCGACGCCGCCACCGTAGCAGACGACGACCGGAGAGCCCTCAGGGAGCTCGATCCGGCCGGGTCGATACATCGGGAACAGGTCAGGCTGTGCAGCCATCAGAACAGCTCCAGATTGTCGTGCTTGGTGTACTTGCGGAAGGACCGCCATGTCTCGGTGCCGGCTGGCGCCTTGGCTGGTGCGGCCCATGCTGGAGCCTTGTCGATCGCGGTAAAGGTGTAGATATTGTTGATTCGGTGCCGGCGCCCTTGGCTCCAGTCGACGACCTTTCCGTCAACCATGGCGGCAACGTGGCCCCGGACCCTGACGACGAAATTGCCTTTGCGCAGCTTGCGGTCACGCTCGGCGGTTATCATCGTCTTGGCGCTGTAGTCCCTGTAGTCGAGCTCCTCCATGAGGAACCCCAGAGACTTGGCGGCAGCCTTGCCGATTACCGGCCAGTTGCAGCCGCGCCGTGGTCTGCGGCCAGCCTTGGCCAGTGCGGCGTGGCAGTCGTCGTAGGTGCAGCCAGTGGCAGCGGTCAAGGCCATGACGGTGCAGTCGTGCCGCTCGCCGTGGGCTCTGCTGGCCGTGGCCATGGTGTCCCAGAGTGTCTTGCTGTCTGAGGCCATCACTTTGCAGCCCTCAGGTAACAGTGCTGCCGGATGACCAGAATAGCCAGCCATCCGAGACCGCCGATCAGGGTGATAATGTCGTTGGTGTGTTCCATGTCGTTCCTCGCGGTTGGTTTGTCAGGGCCGCTCCGCTTCCGGGTTGGCCGAAGGCCACCTTACCCGGAAATCCTTTCCGCTGTCAACACCCTGAGGGAAAAAAGACTACAATCCGCAGCACCACTGGCCCGAGGAGCAGCACCTTGCAGGCAACGACACAAAAGACGGGGGAGAATCCGCAGGGTTCTGAGGTCCGTGCGAGGAGGGGAGGTGCCGCGTCAATCTTCACTCCCGCTCTGTTCACGACCATCACCGACCGGATCAGCCGGGGCGAGTCACTGAGGAGCGTTTGCCGGGACCCGGAAATGCCGCACAAGTCAACAGTGCTCAGGTGGCTGCGTGAAATGCCTCAGCTCCGCGACCAATACGCGGCCGCGCGCGACGATCTGCTCGAGTATTGGGCCTCCGACATCCTCGAGATTGCCGATGACGGTACGCTGGACACCATGAAGGGCCTCAACAAGTACGGCGACGAGGTCATGGTGCCTAACCATGCCAACGTCCAGCGGGACCGCCTGCGGATAGACAGCCGCAAGTGGCTGCTCAGCAAGCTGGCAGCCCGGACCTACGGCGACCGCCTCGATGTCGAGGTATCCGGGGAGGTGCAGCACCGGGTCGACATCACAGCCCTGTCAGCCCGAGAGAAGATGCGGCGCCTCGCCCTGTTCATGCTCGAGGATCAGGCAGCCGGCCAGATCATTGAGGGAACTGTAGACACAAGCACCGATGCCCCTGCAAGTGACTGAACTGCAAGCCGGAATCCGATCGACCGGAAAGGTTCCGGTCAGCCCGCCGAGCTCACCAAAGATCGAGGGGGGGGGTCGAAATATCGAGGGGGGCCCGCGACGAGCGAGAATCCGCGGAGGGTTGGGGCAGCTCCCCACACTTTTTGCTGTGAAAAAAAATGATGTTGGACGTTGATGCCATATATAGCTTTCACCGGCGTTTGGCGGTGTCGGATGTGGCGATCGACTACGCCCTGGACCGCGCTTATTTAGCGTCGTGCAGGCTCAGGGAGCCCGATCGTTTGCGCCGGGTGGCGGCCTTCGCTCGAGGGGAGATATGCCCGAAAAAAAAATTGGCGCCGGGTCTGGATCATTCTGAATATCGGCTGGTGCCGGGGAGGAGAGTGTGATGGGTGAATGGCAGACGGTCATCAATGACTGGCCACCGAACATCAACGAGATCCGTGCGGCGTTGCCCGAGGTGAGTGAGAAAAATATTTTTGCCTACGATGGCAAGATCTTTAATCCCAGTGGCGTGAAACTGGGTCAGGAGCTCCATGCGCATGAGGCGGTGCATTTCAAGCAGCAGGCCGCGATCGGTGTCGAGGCGTGGTGGGTGGCCTTTCTCAGTGACGAGGTATTCCGGCTGGCCCAGGAGATCCCGGCGCACAAGGCCGAATATCGCTGCTTTTGCAAATACAATCGCGATCGCAACGATCAGGCCCGTTTTCTGAGGAGTCTGGGGCAAAGGTTGTCGGCGCCGATGTACGGTGGGATCATTACGACCAACGAAGCCATGAAGCGAATCCGATGAGTGACGAACTGACAGACAAAATGCGCAAGATCCTCGAGGCCAACAAGGACAAGGACTTTGTGAAGCGCGTCATTGACTGGGACGAGGGCATCGAGCAGCCCTCGATTGATATGGGCAAGGGCATGAGGGGCACTCACATGATGGCCACGGCAGAGGCCGATGGGGTGCATTACGCCTATGCCACCATCCAGCGCGATGCCGAGGGCAATTTGCAGCGACTCGATCCGAGGGTGGCGTTCGACATTGCCATGGCCCAGGGCGAGGTCATTGCCTTTGATTCCGAGGAGGAGGCTGACGAGTTCGCGCGCAATTACAAAAAGGTCTGGGAGCCTGAACAACGATGACCGCAGAATCCGCTTTAATCGAGGAATTGCTCGGCCGCTACGACCAGCTCCCGCCTGAAAAGCAGGCCGAGATGGACAAGTTGGTGCAGGATCGCTCGACTGGCCGGCTGTGGTTTCCAACGCCGGGACCGCAGCTCGATGCGGTGAGATGTCAGGCCGATGTGCTGTTATACGGGGGCTCAGGAGGATCTGGCAAAACCGACCTGATTCTGGGCCTTGCTCACACCGAGCACCAGAAAACGCTGATTATTCGCAAGCATTACACGGATTTAACGGCACTGACTGACCGGGCCAAGGAGATCAACGGCACGGAAAAGGGCTACAACGGCTCGGCCCCGCCTCGCTTAAAAACCGTCGAGGGCAGGACCATTGATTTCGGCGGTATCGCAAAACCGGGCGACGAGGATCACTGGCAGGGCCAGCCGCACGATCTCCTCGCGGTCGACGAGGTGGTGCAAAATCGAGAAGCCGCGATTCGATTTCTCATGGGTTGGGTGCGCACATCCGAGGACGATCAGCGTTGTCGAGTGATCCTGGCGTCCAACCCGCCAACCACATCGGCAGGCGACTGGATCATCCCGATGTTCGCGCCGTGGCTGGATAACCGCTACGAAAACCCGGCCGAGCCCGGTGAGCTCAGATGGGTCGTGACCATGGTCAACGATGCAGGCGACAGCTTCGATCACTGGGTCGATGGGCCCGATGTCCGCATTCCATCAGGGAGGAATCACGACGATGGCACACCGAAAATGCTCATCCCAGAATCGCGCACATTCATACCGGGACGCCTTGACGACAATCCGTTCCTCGCCGCCGATGGAAAATACGCGGCCAAGCTCGACTCGCTCCAAGAGCCACTTAGGTCTGCTATACGCGACGGCAATTTCATGGCTGCCCGACAAGACGAGCCAGACCAGCTCGTCCCGACCGACTGGGTCATCGCCGCGCAAAACCGCTGGCAGGCGCAGTTTTTCGGTGCACCGCCGTTAAATGTGCCGATGTGTGCGATCGGCGTGGATGGGGCGAGTAAACGCGACGAGGCGGTGCTCGCACCGCGCTATGACGGCTTTTATCCAAGACTGATCGCAGTACCCGGCCATGAGACTCCACACGGCCGAGATCTGGCCGCACTGGTCCTGAAACACCGCAAACACTCTGCTGTTCCCGTTATCGACTGCGGCGAGCGCACTGGGGCCGAGGCGTATGCGCATCTCGAGGAGAACGGTGTCGATTGCCAGCGCCACGTTGGTATGGACAAGTCGCTCGGGCGCACCAAGGAAAAGATGCTCAAATTCTTCAACAAGCGCGCTGAGGTCTACTGGAAATTCATGGAGGCCCTCGACCCGGCCCAGGACGGTGGCTCACCGATCGCACTCCCCGATGACCCTATGCTGAAAGCGGATCTCACCACCCTCACATGGGAGCTGACGCCGAACGGCATCAAGGTGATGACCAAAAAGGACGCGGTCGCTGTGCTCGGCCGCTCGCCAGATCGCGGTGATGCGGTGGTGCAGGCATGGAGCTCTGGTCCCAGAGCAGTCACACATCTGCATGAGTGGCGAAAAGATCAGATCGCGGGTACGATGCTCGGGAAAATCAATCGCAGGCCGTCTGTCAATTTGGGACCAAGGAGAAGGAACCGATGAGTGGACTAAAAAACACCATGAAGCGCGCCACCAATTTAGGACTCGGCCGCGGCTACGCGACCAACGAGGAGCGCCGGCAGAAAGCGCGGGGCAAGATCACCGCCGCGAAAAATAAAATGTTCGCCTCAGCGCAGCTCCCCGACGAGGAGGAGATCCGCAGAGTCGAGCGCCGCAAGTCCGCGAAACGAAAGGGCTCCAGGGCCCAGACAGTGATGACCGGCCGGGATTCTCTGGGATGAAACCAGCCGACCTCGTAATGCGGGGAATGCAGCTCTACAACGAGCGCAAGGCGATGACGACCCTATGGCAGGAAATTGCGGAGAACTTCTATCCGCAACGCGCCGATTTTACTCTGACGCGCTACATTGGGGAGGAGTTCGCGGAGCACCTGTATTCGAGCTATCCGATCATTGTGCACCGCGAGCTCTCGACCAGTTTCGCCGCCATGCTCAGACCGCGCGCTAAAGACTGGTTCGCGATCGACGTCGACGAGTCTGACCAACTAACGCATCAGGGCAAGGAGTGGCTCCAGTGGGCCACCAAGCGCCAGAAGTGGGCCATGTACGATCGGCTCGCCTGTTTCATCCGGGCCACCACCGAGGGCGATGCGGATTTCGCCGCCTTCGGCCAGTGCTGCATCTCACAAGAGATCAACTGGAACACGCCCACGCCACATCTCCTGTACCGCACTTGGCATTTGCGCGATGTCGCATGGGCCGAGGACGAGACAGGCAAGATCGGTGAGATCTACGTCAAGTGGAAGCCGATGATTAAGCAGCTCGTCGAGATGTTTGGCGCTGATGCTTTGCATCCGAACGTGGCCCGGTGGGCCAACGGCATCGAGAACCTGCAGAAAACCGAGTGCATGAGGCTGGTCGTATCGACCGACCTGTATCGTGGCCAAGAGGAGCAGGGCACCGGCTTTCCGTGGATGATCGTCTACCTCGACGTTTTGAACAATCACATCATGTCCGAGCACGGCTCGACCAGTCGCGGCTTCACCCTGCCGCGGTGGCAGACCGTATCCGGTTCCCAGTACGCTTACTCCCCCGCAACCGTCGCTGGATTGCCGGATGCGCGTCTGTTGCAGGCGATGAGCCTGACATTGCTCGAAGCCGGCGAGATGTCGGTACGACCGCCAATGATCGCGACACAGGATGCAGTCCGCTCGGACATCCAGCTCTTTGCTGGCGGCATCACCTGGGCCGACCATGAATACGACGAGCGCAAGGGCGATGTATTGCGCCCGATCAATCAGGATCGCCGCGGTCTGCCGATGGGATACGACTCCCGCGATTCGCAGATGGGCCTGATCGCTGATGCCTTCTATTTGAACAAACTGACATTGCCGCCTCCTGAGGGCGACATGACCGCCTTCGAGGTGGGTCAGCGCGTGGAGGAATACGTCAGGGCAGCCTTACCACTATTTGAGCCGATGGAGCACGAATACAACGGCCAACTTTGCGAAGATACCTTCGACTTGCTTCTGCGCGCTGGCACCTTCGGCTCGGTCCAAGACATGCCGAAGGAGCTGCGGGGCCGGCAGATTCATTTCAAATTCGTATCGCCCCTGCACGACGCCATCGAGCGCAAGCAGGCGTCGGTATTCATGGAAACTGCAGGGCTCTTGGAGCAGGCAATGGCCATGGATCCAACGGCAATTTACAACGTCGACATGACCGCCACATTCCGCGATGCCCTCGAGGGTGTGGGCCTGCCGGCGAAAAACATGGTGCCGCTGGCTGAGGTCGAGAAGCAGGTCGCAGAGGCGCAAGCCCAAGCACAGATGCAGCAGGAAGCTGAACTCGCCAGAACAGGAGCGGAAGCCGCAAGGGATATGGGGCAGGCTGAGGCCAGCATGGCTCAAGCTGCCAACGCTGCATGACCGAACAGCGGGACAAGGTCTCGGAGTGCCTGCCGCATGAGAATCCGATTGAGCGGCCGGATTACACCGAGTTCGAGGTACAGGCGCTCCGGGCGCTTTTCGCAGGCAACGCCTCGGAGCGACAGCAAGTAGCGATACTGCCTTACATTTTACGAGCAGCCGGGACGCACGATCTGAGTTATCGCCCCGGCGACTCACACGCAACATCGTTTGCCGAGGGCAAGCGATTTGTAGGAACCACTTTGGTATGGATGCTAAAGTCGGCCCCGACAAGGACGGACCCCGACAAAATAGCAGCGAGAGAATTAGACGATGGCAACACCAGACCCGATAACAAACCCGGTAAGTGATCCCATTGAGCCTGACTGGTTCAAGGACATGGTCAACGACAAGACGCCGCCCGAGCGGGTCGAGTTCCTCAAGAGCTTCGACACGCAGGACGCCCTGATCGACTCTGCCCAGACCGCCCAAAACGCAAACTGGCGTGATGCCTTTGCCGGCGAGGACGATAAATTCAAGAGCCAGCTCGAGCGGTACTCGACGCCCGAAGATCTGGGCAAAGCATTCCGCGAGCAACGCGCCACCATCTCCAGTGGCAACCTCACGCCGAAGCCTGACGAGAATGCAACGCCTGATGATCTGGCTGCCTTTAGGTCCGCGAATGGCATCCCGACCGAGTCGTCTGGCTACCTCGAGAACCTGCCCGAGGGGCTGGTCCTGGGCGAGGATGACAAGGAGATCTTTGAGAACTTCGCAGGCGCCATGCACGAAATGAATGTCGAGCCGGCCGTCATGCACAAGGTCATCGACTGGTACAACGGCTTTGCCGAGGATCAGCAGGACGCGATGGCCGAGATGGACAATAGCCACCATCAGGAAACTGAGGATGCGCTGAGGACCGAATGGGGCAACGACTACCGGGCCAACATCAATCTGATCGGATCGCTTATCGAGACCACCTTTGGCGAGGAGAACGCCTCAGCCATCTTGAATGCTCGCGATGCCGATGGCCGCGCGATTATGAACATTCCCGGTGTGCTCGAGGGGCTCGCGTCTATTCAGCGCAAACTCAACCCGGTGACGCAGCTCGCCCCGAGAACGGGTGGCACCCCACAACAGACGCTTGACGACGAAATTGCTGACATCGAGAAGCTGATGCGCGATGATCGTGACAGGTACAACAAGGACGAGAAAACGCAGGCTCGCTACCGCGAGTTGCTGCAGATTCGCATTGACCATGAGGCCCGTAAAACGGCATAAGGAGCAGCACCATGGCATCACCACTACAGCCGCCAGAGAACATCGAGACTGACAACGACGCGCTGCCAGCCTCCGTCATCGACACCGGCCCAGTACAACCCGGCGATCTGATCGACTTCACGGCATAGCGCCGTGGGCAAGAAGGCGAAGGGACCCAAGGGGCCCCAAGGTGCCGCGGCCTATATGGCCAACCTCGAGCGGCGTGGCCTGACAACGGTCGTGGATGACACGCGGAAAAAGGTCGCTAAACGGACCAAGCGCACATCTGGCCGGGTGAAATCGGCTGTATCGGAAGCAAGGAGCTAATCTGATGCCGAAGAAATATGGATACGGAATGAAGCCAGCCAAGGCTTCCAAGTCGAAAAGCTACGGCAGGTCAAAGCGCAAGAAGTCGAAAATGCGCACGACCGTCAAAACGGTCATGTCGACCGCGAGGAGCTACTGATGGGCGGGATAGTCAAGAAGATTTTTAGGAAAGCCGACAAGCTCAAAGCAATCCCCGGCGCCGGCACGACCTCCAAGCAGGCCACTGGCATCGCATCTGGAGCTCGCGGATCCAACATCCCGGCGAACGAGGCGAACCTGAATCGACGTCCTGGGCGCCGTGGCGCTGACACCCCACTGGGTCCCGGCCGGCAGAGATTGTAGTGGCTGAGTCGGCCCCGATGACGACCTATGCTGGCAAGAAGCGCCGGCACCCGGCGAGTTATCGCAAGCCGCCAGCTCAGACGGTTTTCAAGAAAAAGAAAGCCACCACTGGCGGCACCAAGCACTCAGGCAGCATAAAGACGTCAGGAGGTATGTGATGGGCGGTCTACTCAAAGCAGGCAGCGGCTTCCGTATATTGAAAAAGTGGACCAGCTCGTCCCGGCCAAGAGAGGCCGACGCACTCGACAGGCTGG